CTATCTGAGAATATTGCTCCTTCTACTGGAAGTTTGCAACCATAGAGACTTGAGTCACCTTTAAATTGGAATTTAAGTGGTCCAATCTTTTGTCTATTAACACCAATATACATAGGAGTTAATCCACCTGGATTATTCATACCCCAATAACTTGGAATATTAGGGCCAATTTTTACACCACCCCAGACTTCATTAATCCAGATCCAATCTACATGTTCTCCATAAACAAGATTCTCTTTAGTTTTATTTTTAAAGAGTCTTGTATCATATTGCGGCTTAACAGTTACCTTATAGTTTTCATCTACAATATCTGTTATTACTTCACCATTTTCTTCAATCTTAGTAAGATGTCCAACCTTACGTTGAGATTTCCAGTAACATGTAGTAACTCTCAATAAATATGCTACACCATTATCAATGTAGTCTTCACCTTCTGAAAGAATTTGTTTTACAATATCTCCTCCATCATATACACTTCCAGCCATTGCTGATGTATATTGTCTATATGCAAGAGATGGCATATTAGTATTCCATTCATGTGACTTAGTTGCATCATAGAATGTACCATCATTTTGGTAACCCCCTACATTATAGCCAGCTGATCTAATTGGATAAATAGCTTCTAATGCTTGTAACTGTTCATCATTCATTAGATAACCATACTTATCAATTACATCTGCAGCTGTAAGCATATCTGTTTTACCTACCCAGTTGGCTTGTGATATATATCTTGCATCTGGAGATTTATGATAAAAGCAAATAACTGGATTCCAAAGTTCTACTTGATAATCATCCTCCATCATGTGAAAATGCCAGAACTCTCTATCTGTGATAAGTGAATCTCTAAAGGCTCTTTCCTCTAGTTCATCCATTTTGAATCTTTCAACATCTACTTTATGCTGATGGGTAGCCCATTCTTCAATCATGGATCTATAATCTTTCTTAAAATAGCCTTCAATCTCAGGCAATGTTTTAAGATTTTCAGTAGACAATTGTTGTTGTGCTTCTTCAGAATTTGGATCTAGTCCGGATTCTAAAAGTTTAGCTTGTATTTTTATAGCAGCATTTTGAAGTAATACTTCTTCAATAGCTGATCTCTTTTGTTCTAATAGTTCATTATAGGAATAATCATCTACAGCTCTATAGGTAAGTTTAGTAGAGCGCTTAGCAAATTCAGCTACAAGAACATTAATAACATTTGGAATAATAGGATAGAACTTTAATTCTAGTGCAGACAACTCATCTGTTACTAGGGTTTCTACTATATCTCTGTATTCATTATTCTCTTCTACTATGTAATCAGTTCTATCAATAATACCTTTTGCAAGTTTATAATTCTTCATTAGTCTGCGGGCATTTCTACGGATCTGTCTTAATCCTTGCCACTCTAACCAGTCAAGATTCCATGCAGCCCATTCATCATCCTTTTCTTTATTTGGAATAAATTGCAAGGGCTGAGTAATACTACCCAATCTGTTGTATTCAGCTTTGGCTCCTTTTTTTAACTGAAGGGCGTTATATATTTGCATATCTCTTATTTAATATTTTTAAATGCAGATCTATGAGAACCTCCATTTAATACTGAACCACCCCGCCCCATATGACGGAACGGGCTTCTATTTAATTTAAACAAATTATCTGACTTTTGCAAGTTTTTAGAAGCATCATCCATGATAACTCTCTTAGAATAACCCCTGTTAGCATGCTGTATTCTCATGAATGCAACTATTGCAGCAAAGGATACAAGTCTATCCACGTTGACTCCATCTGCATATTCTTGCATTTCTTTAAGTAGCATTGGATCTGGAATACGTTCTATACCATATTTTGTCTTTACAATGGTGCCATCCGGTTTAGTCTCTACATCTAACTCTTCTTTACAGTATTCAATAGCATAACTTAATAAGTGAGCTTTAAAGAGTATGCCTGTATTTTTCCAACCATACTCCTGGAATACGTTAGCATTTGCACCTAAGTCTTTCAAGAACATGATCTGACTCTTAGGTACCAGATATCTTTGTTTCTTTCTTGATATCATATACTGGATAAATAATGAGATGTTATTCTCAATTAGTGTCCAAGCATTATACCATTCTATAATTAACTCTAGTCTCTGATGAGTTTTATTAATATCATCAAATCTACCACACCATGCAGCTACAATCTTATCTGGTTCAATATATGTTTCTGTTTCTCCTGCTGTTATTTTAGTAACTTCTACAGGAGCTTTCATAATATAAATAGAACAGAGAGATTCTGATGTTGTAGTTTTACCCTCTGAAACCGGGTCAATAGAAGCATAGTACTGTCCAAAAGTAGGATCTTTAATTGGTCTTTCCCATACAACAAGTACTCCAGTTTTATCTTCTGTTTTCTTACTTATTGGAAATTCTTTAATTGGTTGTTTATCTGTATGCTTTACTGCTACTTTACCATTCTCATCTGTGAATATATCTAAGTATTCATATGCATATTCTTTCTCTTCAATTCTTCTGCTCTGTGCTGCTACTAAGTGAGTAGGAAAAACTGATACAGATCTATGTGCAAAAGCTTCTTGAATGTTTCTTGGGTGCTGAGAAATTCTTAACTGATAATCTTCAGGAGAATTTTCTTTTTTCCATTGTTCAAATTGTTTTTCTAAAGCTTCTAGTGCTTCTTCAACAAGTGAATTACCATAGTCATCAATGTATGGGGGCATAGACCATTGCTCAGGAATAAACAAACCTGACAAACCTACAGTTCCTTTATTATCTATAAGATTAGTTTCTACAGCATAAATATCCTTAGATGTAGGATTAAGAATCATTTCCCTTAATGGATTACACTGAGACAAGTCACCTACAGATCCTGCTGCAATGAACATACCTGTAGTAACCATACCTGAGCGCATGGCTGGGCGCATGTACTCATATGTCTTATCCATCTTAGGTGCAATTCCTGCTTCCTCATGAAAGAAGTATTTTACCGGACCCCCTACACCATTTGTTGGATCTTTCTCAAATGACATACCTTGTATAGTACCTTTGAGACCAACTTCTGTTTTTCTATCTCCTTTTCTTACCTCAATCTTCTGTTGCCACATCATTACCTTGTCTGGAGACATAGGTCTATACCATGCTGTATGCTCATTTAAGAAGGCTGCGTATTCCTGTAAGAATTTCCAGGATCCTTTCTCATTGATATAATCTTTGAGACTGGCACCTATCTTTAGTGTTACCCCTGCTTCAAACCATTGCTGGTTTATAAACTTACCCATATGATAGTAAGAGGATGCAATCTGACGTTTCTTAAGAATAGCCGCATGCTTGTAGTTTAACTCAGATAACAACTCATAGAGAGCCATATGATACTGAGCATCCCTAATCTTGGCAAAGTCAAACTTTTGTTGTTCCTTATCAAAGATTGGTAGAAAGTTTAACCACATGTAGTATTCTCTTGCAAGAAACCATGTGTTAGTTGTATCCTTTACAATTATTCCTTTCCGGCATTTTTGTTTTTGATCATCCCAATAGGATATGAAGTCTTTAGATTTGAATGGGGCTGTGCAATATACTCCTGTATCTCTAAACTTTCTTGACTCAGATATAAATACCTGATTAGTTGTATTGTTGAATCCGTACTTACCGGGTTCTTTGAAAACCCCCAATATGAAGTTGCTGAAGTCCTCTCTGGATTCAAAGCTTGTTGTTGTCCATGTTCCATTGTCATAGGTTGGTATGTCTTGATAAATTTCACTCATTTACAATCAATTTTACAGTATGGTTAGTTTCAATCCAAACTTTAGCTCCACAACTAAGTGGATTGTCTGGTCTATAAACTACCCGTGCTACTTCATTTCCATTATCATCAAGAATAAGCGCTTCATGTGCATAATCATTAGACTTATATGTTTTACAAGTTAAAACAGGATCTTGAGTATTATTCTTTGCATTACTCTTAATCTGATGTTGGTTTACATGAATTATTGTTTTCATACTAACTATCATATGCAAGCCCCTGGCCTCCGCGTACCTTACTTGATTGCTCATCCTGTAGATCTTTGTAGACCCCTTTAAATGATGCTCTAATCTGATCAAAGTTTTTGGCTGCAGCTACTAGTGAGTTAATGTTTCCATCTCTACCTGCAGTAATCTGCGTAGTCTCCATATATCTAGCTAATCTATCTAACATGGAAGCCATTCCTTTATATGCTCTAGAGGTAGGAGTTTCATACATTCTTTGGCAAAATAACAAAGCAGTATGTATATCATCATCTTCTGTAGAAAATTCAGCTTCTATTTCTTTTAAGATAATATGTTCTTTGTCTACTTCTGGAGTATGAAAGAAAGGATTCATGTCCGGATTAGGACATGTCATATAAAATAAATAGAGATACACTTTAAGATAATCATCTGGATAATTATCCATTACATCTTTAAGTGCCTTTAGTGTATAGCAATGTTCAGTAGGAATTACTTTACCATTCTGAACATCAAATAATCTTACAATCATGTAAATGGATTTTCAGTTTTTGGTTTTGATTTTATACCTAATATATTTTTTAAACCGTCTATAAAACCTGTAGCTAAATAATGTTGATAATACAATAGACTATCATTTCTACAGACAATAAATCCAGTTGGTAAATATACATCTGGATTTTTAGGATCTTCATAACTCTTAGATTTATTCTTTAAAGGCTTAAGATAACATAATAACTTACCTTTATATCTAAATAATATAGTTCCTTTATAAGCTAATATCTTATCACGGCCTGGATAATTAGGATTGACTTCTCTTATTTCATAAAATATCATAACTACTTCTTTTTAATAATGTAAGGATTATCCTTGAGATAATTAATAACTGAGATTACCTCATCATAAAGATATGGTATTGGCATTGGTATTACTTCTAATACTTTTGGTTCTCCGTTCTCATCTAACTTAGCAATAGGATACCCATATTGATCTTCTCCGGCTGTTTCAAATGTC